GAAATATGAATCTACTCCTAATTTCGATACTCTTGAGCAGATAGTTAAGTCTGAAATCTCCCAAGAGATGGTTGCCAAGATTGTTTTGGACACATTAACTCAAGTTAAAGAGGCTCCATTTGAAGGAACCACTTTCGTTCAGGAGAAGGCCTTGAAGTTCTGTAAACAACAAGAACTTCAAAAGGCGATGGACAAAGCTCAAAAGATTATTACTCAAGGGGATTTCGAATCTTACGATAAGGTAGAAGGACTTGTAAGAGAGGCGTTACAGGTTGGGGAGATAGATAAAGGTCAAACGGATATCTTCGCTAATTTAGACACCGTACTTGATGAGGACTATCGTCACCCAATTCCAATGGGAATTAAGGGGATTGATAAATTACTTAAAGGTGGATTAGCTAAAGGTGAAATTGGAGTAATATTAGCACCAACCGGTGTTGGTAAAACAACTATCTTATCTAAAATTTCAAATACCGCGTTTAATCTTGGGTACAATGTTCTTCAAATATTTTTTGAGGATAATCCAAAGATTATTCAAAGAAAACACTTCACAATGTGGACTGGTATTGAACCGGATAATTTGGTTCAAAATAAAGAAGAGGTAATGAGTAAAATTACTGAGATTAAAGAGACAATGCAAAATCGATTGGTTTTGAAAAAGTTAGCATCGGACACGATGACTATGAGTCAAATTAAGAATCAGGTTAGAAAGATGATTGCGGATGGTGTTAAACTTGATATGGTTTTATTAGACTATATTGATTGTGTATTACCGGAATCAAGTAGTAAAGATGAATGGAAAGCTGAAGGGTCTGTAATGAGAGGGTTTGAGGCGATGTGTCATGAACTTGATTTAGTTGGTTGGACGGCAACACAAGGTAACAGAGCTTCAATTTCATCAGAAGTTGTAACTACAGACCAGATGGGTGGGTCAATTAAAAAGGCACAAGTTGGTCACGTAATTATTTCCGTGGCTAAAACATTACAACAAAAAGAAATGGGTCTTGCAACTATTGCGATTACTAAAAGTCGTTTAGGCCAGGATGGGGTTGTTTTTGAGAATTGTAAATTCAATAATGAATTACTTGAGATTGATACTGAAAGTTCAGTAACATTCTTAGGATTCGAGGAACAACAAGAAGATAGAAAAAGAGATAGGGTTAAAGAACTATTAGAAAAAAGAAAACAAAGAGAACAGAGTCAACAACAAATTTAATTTAAAACATGAAGGAAAAAATTTTAGAACCAAATAATGACAGATTTGTCATATTCCCTATCGAACATAATGATATATGGGAATTTTATAAACAACATCAAGCGGCGTTTTGGACCGCGGAAGAAGTGGATTTATCTAACGATATTAGAGATTGGGAAAACCTATCTGATAATGAGAGATACTTCCTTAAAAATATATTGGCGTTTTTTGCTGCGTCTGATGGTATTGTAAATGAGAACTTAGCCGAGAATTTCTTAAAAGAGGTTCAGTACGCTGAAGCGAAGTTCTTTTACGGATTCCAAATTATGATGGAGAACATCCATTCGTTAATGTATTCATTATTAATTGATACCTATGTGTCTGATGATAAAGAAAAAGACGAATGTTTCCACGCCATTGACCGATTACCGGCTGTTCAAAAGAAAGCGAAATGGGCTCTTGATTGGATTGAAAACGCTTCCTTCCAAGAAAGATTAGTTGCATTCGCAGCAGTTGAAGGTATATTCTTCTCAGGTTCATTCTGTTCAATCTTTTGGATGAAATCAAGAGGAATTATGCAAGGATTATGTAATGCTAACTCATTAATCTTTAAAGATGAGAACTTACATTGTGATTTTGCTATTCATTTGATTAATAATCATGTTGAAAACAAACCAAGTGAGAAAAGAATTAAAGAAATATTATTATCTGCATTAGAGATTGAAAAAGAGTTCATTACAGAGTCTTTACCTGTATCTTTAATCGGTATGAATTCAAATTTGATGAAACAATATTTGGAATTTGTAACTGATGGGTTATTGGTTAAATTTGGTTGTAAAAAACATTTTAATGTTGACCAACCATTTAAATTTATGGAACAAATTGCTGTTGAAACAAAAGGTAACTTTTTTGAATCAAGAACTATGGAGTACCAAAAAGCTAAATTAGGTGAGTCGTTAACATTCACGGATGAGTTCTAATTAAAAACATATGATGTCATTAAAGATTAAAAAAAGAGGGGGAGATGAAGTTTCATTTAACCCTCAAAAAATTTACAATAGAGTTAAACGAGCTGCCAAAGGGTTAAATGTTAATTCAGACGAGATTTTTATTAAAGTAATTACTTCAGTACCAACTGAAGGGTTTATTACAACTAAAGAGTTAGATAAATTAGTATACGAAATTGCTGCGTCTTATACAGGTAGTCATCACGACTATTCAAGACTAGCGTCATCTGTTGCTATTTCAGCATATCATAAAGAAACTGACGAAAGTTTTTGTAACACAATGCACACCTTACACGTTGATGGTATCATTAATGATAAGTTAATGGAAACTATTGAACTTTATGGTCCTGAAAATATTGATTCTGTAATAAATCACGAGAATGATTACAATTTTGATTATTTCGCGTGGAAATCGTTACAAGAAATGTATTTGTTAAAAAATCCTGAGGGTAAAGTGATTGAAAGACCTCAACATATGTATATGAGAGTTGCTCTATGGGTTACTAAATCATTTGAACAAGCGGTTGAGTATTACCAATCATTGTCAAATCAACTTATTTCTCCTGCAACACCAATTATGATTAATGCGGGAACTAAGACACCTCAATTAGCGTCTTGTGTGTTGAAATACAATAACGGGGATTCAAGAGAAGGTTTATTACAAACATTCAATGATATTTCAACTTATTCATCTGACGCTGCGGGTATTGGATTATGTATGTCAAACATTCGTAGTAAAGAGAGTCGTATTAATTCATCAGGTGGATTTGCTGGTGGTTTACTAAAATACTTAAAAATTGTTAATGAAGGATTAAGGTTCTTTAATCAACAAGGAAGAAGACCGGGTAGTGCAGCTATCTACATTGAACCTTGGCATAAAGACATCATTGATTTACTTGAAATTAAAAAGAACACAGGTGCTGAAGAATTAAGAGCAAAAGATTTATTTACCTCAATTTGGTTACCGGACAACTTTATGAATGCGGTTAAGAACAACGATGATTGGTATTTGTTCTGTCCTAATGATATTAAAAAGGCGGGGATTAAACCATTACAAGAAACTTATGGTGATGAGTATGAATCAAATTATAATAAAGCCGTTGAACTTGGTTTAGGTAAAAAAGTTAAAGCTCAAACAATTTGGAACAAAATTATTGAATCTCAAGTTGAAACAGGGGTTCCTTATTTATGTTCTAAGGATAGTGCTAACAGAAAAACAAATCATCAAAACATTGGGGTGATTAAACAATCTAACTTATGTAATGAGATTTACCAATATACTGATGAGAACACCACAGCAATCTGTACATTATCATCAATGGTATTAAAAAACTTTATCATTAAAGGTGAGTTTGATTTTAAATTACTTTATAGTGAAGTTAGAAAAGTTGTTAGAGCACTTAACAAAGTTGTTGATATTAATAGTTACTCAACTGAACAAGGTAGAAAAGGTGGGTTGGAACAAAGAGCAATTGCGATTGGAACACAAGGACTTGCTGACGTATTCTTTTTAATGGACTATATCTTCACAACTGAAGAGGCAAAAAAACTTAATAAACAAATCTTTGAAACTATCTACTTTGCGGCAATTACGGAAAGTATGGAATTATGTAAATCAGGTGAATACAGACCATACGAATTCTTTAAAGGTTCGCCAATGTCAAAAGGAGAATTCCAATTTGATATGTGGGGATTAGATTACGAAGGGTTAAGTAGAATGTGGGATTGGGATTCACTTAAATTAGAAGTGTCTAACCACGGGGTTTGTAACTCGTTATTCACGGCTCAGATGCCAGTTGCGTCTTCAGCTAAAATTACAGGTTCATTTGAAATGACTGAACCGGCTCACTCGGCTTTATTTAATCGTCGTGTAGTTGGTGGGGAAATTTTAATTGTTAACAAATACTTGATTAATGATTTTGAAAAAATTGGTATTTGGTCTGAAGATTTAAAAAATGAAATCATTATGAATGAAGGTTCGGTTCAAAATATCAACTTTAATAATTATCTTGACCAAGAAGATAAAAATTACAATAAAAAAGTTAAAAGAATTGAGCATTTAATTCCAAAATACAAAACAATTTGGGAGATATCTCAAAGAGAACTTATTGATATGGCGGCAGACAGAGCACCATTTATTGACCAATCACAATCAATGAATATCTATATGTCAGAACCAACATTATCAAAAATTTCATCATCTCACTTTCATTCATGGGGTAAAGGACTGAAAACTCTTTGTTATTATGTTAGGACTAAAGCGATATCAACCGGAGCAAAACACTTAGCGGTGGATATTTCAAAAGTTAATCAATCAACAGTTAAACAAGAGAAACCAAAAGTGAATCTTGTTGAACCTACAACAAAACCAACAGATTCAGAATTTGAATGTTTTGGATGTGGTTCATAATAAAATACCAATAATTATATTAATCCCGGCAATGTCGGGATTTTTTATTTTTAGGTATTTATAAGAAATAATCATAAGACTATAATTATAGATATGGCAGACGGAACAACATATGGACTTAATTTCCCTTTCAGGGATTCATTAAAGGGTGACTATTTACAGTTAACTGAATTTGAAGCTCAAGAAATTAAGGCGGATTTAATTCACTTACTTTTGACTCGAAAAGGTTCAAGATATTATTTACCGACATTTGGAACAAGACTTTATGAGTTTTTGTTTGAACCATTTGATGGGTTAACATTTGATGCTATTGAATCTGATATTCGAGATGCTGTAGGTACTTTTATGCCAAATTTATTATTAAACCAAATTACAATAAGTCCTGCTGACCCTCAAGAAGAAGTTGATTTAGCAACAGGAATGGCGACAATAGGAACAAGTGAGTCATCTGTTTATCGGTTTCCGGGTAAAGGGACTTCAGAATATACCGCAAAAATAAAAATAGATTACTCGACAAACAATTCAACTTTTGGACCGAGTGATTTCGTTATCATTAATATTTAATATCATATGGCAAATCGTAATATATCATATACTACAAGAGATTTTCAAGGAATAAGAACTGAATTATTAAACTATGTAAGAACTTATTACCCTGAATTAATACAGGATTTCAATGACGCTTCGGTATTCTCGGTGTTTTTAGATTTGAACGCAGCGGTTGCAGATAATTTACATTATCATATTGATAGAAGTATACAGGAGACGGTACTACAATACGCTCAACAGAGGTCTTCAATTTATAATATTGCAAGAACATATGGATTGAAATTACCGGGTCAAAGACCATCGGTATCTTTAGTAGATTTTTCAATTACGGTTCCGGCCTTTGGAGATAAAGAGGATGAAAGATACTTAGGAACATTAACAAGAGGGTCTCAAGTTGTTGGAGCGGGAATTGTTTTTGAAAACATATATGATATTGATTTTACATCACCATATAATGCTCAAGGGTTTCCAAATAGATTAAAAATACCAAATTTTAATGCTAATAACGTTTTAATTAATTATACCATTACTAAACGAGAATTGGTTGTTAATGGTATTACTAAAGTGTTTAAAAGAGTAATTACACCTAATGATGTAAAACCATTCTTTGAATTATTTTTACCTGAAAAAAATGTGTTAGGTATTACAAGTGTATTACTTAAGAGTGGAACTGAATATACTAATATTCCTTCGACCGCAGAATTTTTAGGTGTTGAAAATAAATGGTATGAAGTTGATTCATTAGCTGAAGATAGAGTTTTTATTGAAGACCCAACTAAAGTATCGGACCAACCAGGTATTAAAGTTGGTAGATATATTCAAACACAAAATAGATTTATAAGTGAATATACCTCCGAAGGGTTTAAAAAGATGACTTTTGGTGGTGGAACAAACACAGCTCAAGATGCGTTAGACCAATTTACAACAGTTGGTGCGACAATTGACTTACAAAGATATTCAAACAACTTTTCATTGGGTTCTGCGTTAATACCTAATTCCACATTATTCGTTCAGTATCGAGTTGGTGGTGGTTTGGCGACAAACTTAGGTACAAATGTGATTAATCAAGTTGGTACTGTTAATTTCTTTGTAAACGGACCATCTGAGTCAACTAACTCATCTGTTGTTAATTCACTAAGATGTAATAACGTTACTGCCGCGATTGGTGGTGCGGGGACTCCTTCATTAGAGGAGATTAGAAATTATGTTTCATTTAATTTCTCAGCTCAAAAAAGAGCAGTAACGGTACAAGATTACGAATCAATTATTAGAAATATGCCATCAGAGTTTGGTGCACCTGCAAAAGTATCCATAACCGAGAATAATAATAAGATATTAATTCAGTTATTATCGTATGATACTTCAGGTAAATTAACAAGTATTGTGTCTGATACTTTAAGACAAAATGTTGCAAATTACCTATCCAATTATAGAATGATGAACGATTATATTTCAATATTAACGGCTGATGTTATTGACTTAAGTATTGATGTTCAGATTGTGTTAGATTCCGCTCAAAATTCAGGACAAGTTATTTCTGATGTAGTTGATAGAATTTCGACTTATCTTAATCCACAAACAAGGGAATTAGGTCAAAATGTTTATTTATCTGAAATAAGAAGTATTGTTCAAAATCAAAATGGAGTTTTAACTGTTGCTGGTTTAAATGTTTATAATAATGTTGGAGGACAATATTCTTCTTCCGAAACATCTATGGAATATAGTAATTTGGAAACAAAAGAAATCGCACCGGTTGATGATACAATTTTCGCTCAACCATCTCAAGTTTATCAAATTAGATATCCTAATAAGGACATTAGGGTGTCGGTTAAAAATTTCCAATCAGTTACCTTTTCATAACAGGTTTATTTATTACCCAACTATCTTATAATTAAAAGTAAGGTGTGTGAATTTTAAAAATAACACATAAACTATTTATTAATTAAAAGAATTGCATGGGTCAGTCTTATAGAATTAAAACCGAATTAGGTATCAACAAAACTATTAACGTTGAGTTGGACCAAGACTTTGAGTTTTTAGAAATATTATCACTAAAAATACAACAAGCTGATGTGTACACAAGAAGTTGTGCGGACTATGGAGTAATTGTTGGTAGGGTTACTGCTAATAACGGATTTGGTATTCCAAATGCTCGAGTTTCGATTTTTATACCAATTACTGATGTAGATGAATCTAACCCAATAATTTCAAGTATATATCCTTACAAATCACCAACAGATAAGAATGAGGATGGTTATCGTTACAATTTATTACCTTACGAAAAATCTTATTCTGTTCATGCCGCAACAGGAACATTACCAACAAGAGATGATGTCTTAACGGATAGTGTTGCAGTACAAATTTACGACAAATATTATCGTTATACCACTAAGACTAATGAAAGTGGTGATTATATGATAATGGGTGTTCCATTAGGGTCTCAGACTTTAGTTATGGATGTTGACTTATCTGACATTGGTGAATTTTCTTTAACGCCTCAAGATTTAATTAGAATGGGACTTGCAACTGAAAGTCAAGTTGCTGGTAATACTTTCAGAAGTTCAAACGATTTGACATCTTTACCTCAAATTATTTCATTAACCAAAACATTATCGGTTTCACCATTATGGGGTGACCCTGAAATATGTCAAATTGCTGTAAATCGTGTTGACTTTGATTTAAGGGATGAGGCTAATATTGATATACAACCAACATCGGTTTTCATGGGGTCTATTTTCTCTACTACTGATAGAATGAGATTGAGAAGTAATTGTAGACCAAGAGACAACATGGGTAACCTTTGTTCAATGATTGCGGGTCCTGGTCAAATATTGGCTATACGACAAACAATACAACAAGATAGTGGAGGTAATCCTATATTAGAGCAGTACTTATTAGAACAATCAGGGAATGTTATAGATGGTAGTGGAGCTTGGTTAGTTGAATTACCAATGAATTTAGATTATTTCACAACTAATGAGTTTGGTGAAAAGGTTATATCTAATGACCCTACAATAGGTATACCGACAAAAGGTAAGTATCGATTTAAAGTTAAGTGGCAGCAATCACCGAGTCTTAGTCAACAAAATAGAAGAGCTAATTTTTTAATTCCAAATGTTAGAGAATATGGTTGGTCAACTTCCGATAATGACCCAAATTATTCGGGAAATATTACGGTACAAAACAAATTAAAAAGTTCTTATTATTTTGGTTTAGATTGGAATGGTTATGCTCCGGGTGGTACGACAGGGTTTACCTCAACAGAAAGAATTCAAAAATTAGATGAAATAATTGATTGTCAAGATACATTTTATGAATTTAAATATAACCGAGTTTATACGGTTTCAAATTTAATTGATGAGTATAAAAAAGGTGGAAGGGCAAATTTTATTGGAATAAAAGAAGTGGACGATTCTTCTTGTGAATCAACAATCAATAAATTTCCAGTAAATGATGGTTTTAAAAATTTTAATTTGTTTTTCTTTATATTTTCGATTTTGATGCAAGTACTTCAAATTATTTCGATTCCGTTATTAATTGTTATTCATGTTCTTGCATTTGTTTGGAATACATTAGTTAAGTTTAAAGATTGGTTTATTGTGTTCATGGGAATATTGATAGGATATTATGGATATATGGCTATTAAAAGACTTATTGAAGCTGGCAAGGCGACAAAAGATGGTGGTATCTTGGCAGCGGCTTCAGCAGCGGCGTATGCAGGTATTTATACTTCGGGATTAGGTTCTTTCTTTGCTAAGTTGTCAACTACTGCATTTTTAGAAGCAAAGAATTTAACTGCACAGGCAACAGAATACGGTATTATTGCTGGTAAATTGGCTCTTTTACTTACTGCATTTATTATTATTTTTAATTTATTTAAAGGACAACCTATTAGAGGATTTCAATTACCCGTAATTACATATCCTGATTGTATAAGTTGTGAATGTGGTACATCATCTGTTGACGCAGAGACATCAAGTGCACCATTAGGTACTTTAATGACTCAATTTTCAAACAACTTTAATTATTATAATAATTTTGTAACACCAATAAATCAATTAAATATTACTACAGACCCAGCAACGGTGCAAACTTCTTTTTCAATTGCCATGGGTGGTAATAGTGATGTTAACAATGACAATCAAGTATATAAAGTAATGGAATCACCTGTAACAATTATTACTAGTGGAAGTGTTACAAATGATTTTTTTGCTTATTCAAATTATTATCCTTTTGGTGAGAGAATTAACAATTTTAATCTTAGACAAAAATATTTCGCCGGTGTTAATCGTATTAGAGTGTCATTTGACAATAGCGTTAATAGTCACTACGATAATACTTTAGTTATTATTTATGATACTCCAATACAATCCGGAACCCTTTTAACCTTTGTAGACCCATTAACAACGAAAGATGTTAATGCAACGTATACGGGTAATACTGGTTCGTATAATAGAGGTATTAGTGGTACATCATTAAATAGTGGAGCGTCAACTTACACTGTAAATTATTGTGACCCAAATAATCAATTAAATAATTTATCGGTAAATTATCAATTAAATACCGGTTCTACTCAACAAAATTATAAATATCCTTCAGATGTTGAGTATTTTCAAGTAATAACGGGTATGACTGTCCAAGAAGCGTCTACTATGTGGGACACAACTACTGATGGATTATTACCAAATATAATGGAATCCGGTACTGTCATATTATATAGTAAGTTAATCGAAGTACCACCAGTATTGTTTAATAATAACCCAGCTATCGTATTACAACCGGGGTATTCTTATTGGGAACAAGATTCTACACCTTCATATAAAACATCTGATTTATTCGAGGATTTTTCTCAAAGACATATTTTAATACTACAAAGAGGTGTTGACCCATATTCGCCAATTTATACTAACACCTATGGTTTGGGTAAATTATTTGGGTTACCAAATGAAGACTCATTAATTATGACTGCAAATACAAGATTAAATATTCCAATACAAAAATTACCGGATAATTCTATTTCAGTTCAAAAATTTAATTCACAAAGTGATATATTTTATCCATCTCATTTCTTTAGAGGGGGTATAAGCGGTTCAAATACTCCTGGTTTAACATTCTCATCATTCACGACTAGTATTGTTGGATATTATGGAAGTTATGATGCGTCTAACGCACCTCCTTCTACTTCAGTTTCAAATGTGAATGGTGTTAATATTGTGTCTTCATTAAGTTCTAATGATACTTGGACTAGTGTTGCAAATGAACCGGGTAGATATAAAACATCTGAAGATTTATCAGGTGGTGCGTATTATTATACTCAGGGTGGTATTTCACCTACTGATACAACAATAACTTATTACACCAAAGTTTTATACCCTAGTTTACTTCAAAACCCAATGAGTATTACTTCTAATACCAACAATGTTATGAGAACAGATAGATTACCATCTTCAGATGTTTTGGATGGGTCTAGTTGGGATTATAATCCTTCTTTATTACAACAAAATTTAGGGTTTGCGGTTTATGTTATAGATGATGCAGGTATTGATATTCAAGCAACAAACTATTCATTAGGTGCTGATATAACTACTGAGAATATTGAAGGACAATATGCATCAACTAATGTATTTAACACTTTTACTAAATGTAGTGAAGTTGTATCTATTGAGTGTTATGAAGGTATTGGTACTGATTTTCAAGTTAATCAAAATTGTGTAAATAGTGATGCTGTTATTGATGGTTGTTATCAATTTTTAAGGGAGCCCTTAACTGATATTGGAAAAGACATCGATAATTTTAATGAATGGGCATTTCGATGGAGATTTTTTTATGGGTTGTGTCAAGGGGTTTTATCTCAATCTTTTGTTAATAACTGGGTTAATGGAGGATTATATATGTACCCAATTCAAATTGATACAATATTTGATTCGCAAAACAGACCATTACCACCCAGTTTTTGTAGAGATACAATTTATTTTGAAAAGGACACAAATAATTTTTATTATAGAAGTAGTCCATACAATGAATTTTTAAATAAATTTATTGGTAATGCAGCAACTCAAGTGGGTTCTTTGAATAAATTAAATCTTCAATCTCCAACAACAATTATTAATTTAGGTATGAAAGATAGTTTTTACGATGAAATTATTTTAGGGGAAGGTGATACTTCATCTTATGTTATGAGACAAATGGAACCAACAACATACAGTGACCCATCAGATTTAGTTAATTTATTTGTTATATCGAGAATTACAAATGAAAGTTTTTTACAACGTATGCTAGGTGGCGGTGACAGTGGTATTAATCAATTATTTTCTAGAGGAAATCTTAAAATAGATGGAGATTTAGCTCAGTTATTATCAATTAACTCTGAACTTGGTGTGATAAAATTTTCACCTGAATATTATCAATTAGTTCAGGGACAAGTTGGCCCGGTTGAGGTATTAGGTACACCTCAATATCCGGTAGTTGCGGTTTGGTTTTCATCGACAACTGAAGACCTACAAGTGAAAGATTACTTAACACCGGGACGAATAAATTTTAGAGTTAATAATAACGCCAATTATTATCCTTATCCATATGGTATTAAATCTCAAGTTGTTCCATTTTATCAATGGAGTGCGTCAGGAACAACTATTTTTGGGACAGAAGATAATAATTGGGCGACAGACTATGCGGATATAGTTCAAGGTAAACCATATCAATCTTTAGACAGAACAAGTTTGTCTAATCCAAATTATTTCAGACCTACAACTAGTAGTGTCAGTGATTTATATGCGAGAGGATATATTTTTAGTGTAGATGCGAATGGTAATTATTCTACCACAGGGGCATCATCGAGCAGATTTATTGTGGGGGCTCCATTTCATTTTTATTTTGGATTGATTAATGGTGAAACAGCATTGGATAAATTTAAAACAAAATATTCGATAGATGAATAATTTCACAATAATACCTAGCGGATTAAAATATAAAGGAGCACCATCAGTTGATGAAAGAGTAACTATATCTTTAAACCAACAAAGTCAACAAATTACTGAATACGATAGAAGTGTTACAATTAGTTTGGCTCAAGTTTATGATGATGAAAGACAGACATGTACTGTGTTTAGACCAACATTTAAAGTTAATTACATATATGATAACACTTATGTTGGTACTACTACTTATTTACCGTTTCAGTATAACTTATATTATGTTAACGCAGAAAATTCAATGGTTACTGGAATTTGGAAGGGTTATCCACAATATTATGAATTTGATTTTTTTAGACCGGATGTTAATAACCAACATTTTAATTATAAGTCAAAAAGTGCTTACACATATAATTGGATGTATTATTTAACATATCCATTTGAAAATGATTACACAAAAAAACTATATTATTATTCTAATACAACTAGAGATATTGATTGGGAGGCTCAAGAGGGTATTCCATTTACCATTGAAAATATTGAGATAAATGGAAACGGTTTAATATCGTTTAAATGTATTGCACCTCACGGATTATCTGTTGACGAATATGTTGAATTATCATTAACTTATAGAAATTCTAATATTTTTCAAGTTTACTCATTAGGTAATGGGTTATTTGATAGTGACCCTTATGTATTTAATGTTTTCAATATTGGTTATACGGGAAATACATTTGCGGATAATGTTACTGGATTATTTAAACGAGTAATTAATCCGGATAATTTGTTGGAGACTAAATCAAAGTATTATGTTCGAAAACATAAAGTAATTACTAAT